GGGAATTGAAGCCTGCTGTCAAGAGGAGTATAGTTGGAAGATAGATGATAATACTAATGATAGAGTTATTGGAATTGATCCTGGTTTTGGAAGCTCCGAATTTGGAATATGCATTATGCAAAAGGACAAGGGGAAAAAGGCTGTAATCTATGCAGAGTCTTTTGAACGTGAATCTTACATTGATATCGTAAACAAGATTAACGAACTCAGCAAAAAATATAGAACCAAACGTCTATTTGTAGACGGCTCATGGGCTGAAGGTATCAGAGACCTTAGAGACAAATACATGATGAACGTACAGAACGTATCATTCTTGCAATACGGAGAGAAGATGCTAAACTATGCTGCAAATGCCGTAGACTTTCAGGAAGTCAAGATACATCCAAGTTTCAAGAAACTTAAAATGCAACTCATGACAATCAAGTATAACGCAAAAGGCGGAACCAACAAAACCAAGGTAAACACATTCGACCTTGGAGATGCTTTCTTGCTTGCAATGTACTATTATAAGATGGGTTCAGGAACATTGGCAGGAGTAGGATAATGGGATTCTGGGCTTGGTATAACAGGAGAGTAACAGAGTCATTACTAGTAACAGCAGTAATACTATATCTACAGATACCACATACAATAACAGCAGGAGAGTGCTTCTTCCTGGACAGCAACTACTTTATCCATGTCCATCCTGTAACAGACTTTCTGTTATATGGAATTGACTTGTTAGAGATTATACCTTTAATAGCAATTACGATGACACTTTACGCACGCTTTAAGGCTTCTATCTCTTCATCATAAGACAAACCTTCTTCTTTACAATCACAAAAACCGTGATCATATTCCATACAATAACCTTCTCCATGTTCTTTGCCATGCATTAGCATACCATGTCCACAAATGTGACAAACCTTATGCATTTCTTTTTCTCTTAAATGTATCTTCTAATTTCTTTTTTATCTTGTCAGTTCTACTAGGTAGTTTCCTACTATGTTTTTTAGATTCTTTAGGCTTGCTGAAATCTGCTACAAAAGACTTGTGGTCTCCAATAGTAACGATAGGGGTAATACCTCTCATGAGAGCAACATATAATATAACATTAGGATCAGTATTCTTGCGTAGACTATTCATACAGTATTCATCACTAAAATAAGCAGGCCATGTAACTATCTCATAACAATGTTGCTGCTCCAATTCATCTATTTGTTCGTTACGAACCATAGGATAAACTGGAGCAGGTGTATGAACGGCTAACAACACTTCCTATTATGGTACTAACTATATAAAGGTTATGGTTTTGTACCTAGATATGGATCAAAAGACATGGGCACAAGGGGATTTTACAGATAGTGCAACTTATGACCTATCAGGAACCGTATATGATGAGAATACCTTTGCAACAGCAAGAGACATATCCAGTTTTACAGGAACATTCAGATTAATCAACCAACAAGGAGACACAATATTCTCAACAACACAGAATTTAACATTAAATGCAGATGGAACATTCTTGGTAAAGTTTGCAACAGGAGCTACACCAGCAGTACAAGGAACATACAAGGTTAGATTAAGATTAGAGGTATCTGGATCACGATTAACCTGTGTAGGTGTTAATGGATCCGATGAAGTGTACTTTGAGTACGATTAATTACTTCACTTTATACAAAAACTACTAGAAAAAGTCACATGGCAGACATTTTTACCGTTAGAAAGACCATTTCTGGTTCAAATACACCTGTTTTACCTAAAAATACCGAGATTAAGGAGAAATATGACGGTTCAATCAGGGTAATTGAGGCATTTAATCAGAAAAGTGAGGTAAATCAGAGTGATTTTGTTGATGAATTGGCTCCAGATAGACCATTTGTTGAAACAATCAACGCAATTAACCAAGATCCTAGATTAAACTTATCAAATGAAACATATATCCAAATGGTGCTTGGAAAAGGCATCAGAGTGGCTGCAAAGAAAGAAAGTGTAGCAGAAATGGTAGAAGAATGGTGGACAGAGATTAATTGGGATGAACAATTAGAAGATGCATTATATTCTTACCTTGGATGTGGTAATATGTTCTTTGAACATGATCCAACTTACAAAGAATATGTTGAAGTACCAATTACAACACTTCAAAGCATTGTAAGAGACAAAAAAGGAAATGTAAAATACTATTTACAACACGTTAACGATCAAGATATCAGATTAAGACCAAATGAGGTAACTCAATTCAAACTAACTAACGTATCAAGAGAGCCATTTGGCAGAGGACTACATCACAGTGTATTATCAAGTTATATTAATCCAGATACAGGAGAGATTTATGATTCTCCATTAATCCAAATGAAAAAGATGGAAGATGCAATGCCAAAGATATTTGAAGGTCATGCAGATCCAACAGTAATGTTCCACTTTGCAGATGCAGGAGAACAATTCATCAAGACTCAAGCAGATGCATTAAAGAAGATGAAACATGGATCAAAGATAGTTACAGATAAGGAGTTCGATGTCAAAGTTATAGAGTCAAGTGGAAACAGCAAATTCGAAGGTTACATTGAACACATTCAAAGAGACTTGTTAGAGCCAGGTTCTAAGTTCCCATTACAATTCTTCAACGCAGGATTTACAGCAAGAGCAGCATCAGAAAGTACCGATTCTGTATTGACCAGAAAGGTAAAGAGAATTCAATCAAGATTAGCAAACCAAATCAAGATTAAAATGGTATTGCCATATCTTAAAGCAAGAGGAAAGAACATCAAATCTAAAGATATTCAAATCTTCTTTGAGACTCCTCAGAAACAAGAAGCAACAGTAGGAGATGTTACAACATCATTTAGAGATAATATTATCAGACGTAGTGAAGCAAGAAAGTGGTTTGTAAACAACTCTAGTATCGATATAAACGAATCAGATATGGATGATGAACCTCCTATCACAAGTGTAACACCAACAGGACAGATGAGAGACAACAGATCTGGACAGTTTGGAGGAAATGTAGGAGACGATACTTCTAATAATGATCAAGAGGAAAAAGTATTTGAAAGAGTTTTGACTGATCTTAAGAATATGGTTAACATGAGAGAAGAACTAGCAGCACATGAGAAACGCAAGAACACTGAAGAAATACTAAACTTTATAAAGGGGTTAAAAGATGCTTAAGATTTACTTAAACCCAGAAGCAGATAAACTCATAGAATCCTTAGATCTAGGAAGAGTATCATTAGGAGAATCTGTCAAATATACAGTATACATGAAGAACACTGATCCAGAATGGTCAATTCATAATATTAAAATTGAGAACGCTAATCCTGAATTAAGATTCGAAGCACCTGAAACATTGAAACCAAATGAGGTTCAAGAAGTTCACGTTTATTGGACTCCAAAGATTACAAACAGAAAACCTCTTAGAGCAGAATTCAAATTCTCAGGCGATATCTTCATAGGATAATGGCCTTTGCTGAAGCAGACTTTGCTACTAGCAATTTCGCAGCATCTAATTTTGCAATAGATATAGTTAAGAAACCAGGTAAGAAACTCATATCATATCCTGAGACAAACCACATTCAGGGTTCGTTACGAATCAGGGGAAACACAAGATTACCACAAGGAGATCAGGTTATCACAATAGTATCATCATTATCTCAACTAGTAGGAGAAACTGTAGAATATAACGGCGTTATAGGCTCAGATGCAGAACTACTAATAGAGGGAACAGGTACATTACCAACTAGTACCATAGATTACCGTACCATTGGAGCAACATATCTTAGCGTACATGAGAATGTCAAAGTAAATGGAGAAAAGGACTATTTACAGGTTATTAAGAAATTAGAACAACTAGTGAGTGAGAACCTTGGCTGATATTAAACATACGAGAGCAAACGCTGTTAAGCCAGGTCGTAGAGAAATTACAGTAGCCAATGATGTCAATATTGTCCATGACGATATTACCTTTGACTCAATACATAGATCTGAAGCAAGGTTAGAGGAGATTCATGCCACATTACTTCTTATCTTACAACAATTAGAGATAATAACAGGAGATAAAGTAGAATGAAAATAGAATCTGGAACAGGTAATGGAAGAGAAGCCAAAGTAGGAACAGATAACAGATTATTCACAAGATCAGTAACTATTCCAGAATCAACAAACGCATTAGATGCAGGTGATGCTTATAATATCAATACAGGTGTAGTATCTATCGCAGCAGAGACAGGTATGTTATATGTTAAAAACAATGAGGATAAAAATCTATTAATAGATGCAATAGCAGTAGGTATTGGAGCAGGATCATTTAACTCTACATCATTTGCAAAAATCACAGTTATCAGAAACCCATCAACAGGAACATTAATCGAATCAACACCAACAACAGTACCAATAACATCTAATAGAAATTTTGGTTCCTCAAATACATTGACAGCAGATATGTATGTAGCAGGAGCAAGTGGAGATACCATTACAAATGGAGATGATACCCTTATTATTGCAGCAGCAAACGCACAAAGCAGAGTATATGCAAATATTGGAATAGAATTAGCAAAAGGTAACAGTGTCGGTGTAAAAGTTGATCCAAACTTGTCAACAGGTTCAACAGATGTTTATGTAGCATTTGTCTGTCACTTACTTACTAAAACATAATAATGATTCCAGTTAAAATACATGATGGTCTAGGCAGAGGCCATGATGTAAGAGTATCACACGCAGGAGAATTAGTAACTGTAAGAGGAAATTATGATGTACCTAAAACAGCATCTATGACATCTACAGCAACAGCATATAATATAGCATTACCAAAAAACTCATATAGATTTATTATTACAGGTATCATACTTAACGCAGACAAGAACGTAAGTGCCACAGATGGTGCAGTAGTAGAAATATATGAAGCCAACACTTCAACTAGTACAACACAACTCAAAAACCTATTTACTCTTAACATCGGCAAGAATACTACAGTACCTATAACAGGAATATTAGTACAGACAACATCAGGAGTATATTTAAATGCAGAAACAGATGATGCTACAGTAAACATCACATTATTAGGATATTATCTTGAGAATGACGAATAAAATAGTTAATACTTCTCTATATCCTTAATATATCAAAATAAACATGGCTAAACGCATTGCAGGAATAGCATTAATGCCAAGAGAGAGTAGAAATGGCATATATTATGATACTGAAGAGTTAAAGAAATTCGATGGGGTTCAAGTACCATTAAGAGTAGAACATGGTGGCCCAGAAACCAATATCGGTACAGTACAATTCACTTATGATGAAGAGAAATCTCAAGTAAGATATGAAGCAGAAGTACAAGATGAGGGATGGCAAAAGGAATTAGATAATCAACAGTATCAAGTATCAATAGGTGCATCAGTATTAGAACAACGAGAATTATGTGATGCTCAAAGAGAGAAATGTCTAAACTCTCCAGTTCTTAAAGACATATTAGAATTAAGCATAGTTAAAACACCTGGAATTC